CGGAAGTTTACACTATAATAGATCCAAATACTCACACATCGATTTATAATGACATGTGGTTAAAAGATTACACTACTTCATTGTTTAAACAACAATGGGGAATGAACCTTATCAAGTTTGAGGGGGTTCAATTACCAGGCGGTGTAACATTTAATGGAAGACAATTATATGATGATGGTACATCAGAGTTAGAAAGGTTAAGAGAGACAATTAGACTAGAACATGAAATGCCCGTTGACTTTTTTATAGGATAATATAAATGGCTCGTAACCTCTACTTCTCGGAGAAAGTAAGATCTGAAATGGATCTCTATGCAGACTTAGTCATAGAGTCATTAAAGATCTATGGACAAGATGTATACTATTTACCGAGAGACTTGGTAAACGAAGATGTGCTATTAGGAGATGATGTTACATCTCGATTCCCAACATCTCATAAGATAGAGATGTACATAGAGAACGTAGAAGGATTTGACGGAGAGGGAGATCTATTCACTAGGTTTGGTGTAGAGATTAGAGACGAAGCAACCTTTGTGGTTGCACGTACAAGATTCTCTGCACAGGTTCGCAGACCAGACAATGACATTGCAACCGACAGACCTACAGAGGGTGACTTAATTTATCTTCCTCTTACAAATAAAATGTTTGAGATACAACACGTAGAACATGAACAACCGTTCTATCAGATAGAGAACTTACCAGTATACAAAATGCGGGCAACTCTATTTGAATACACTGGAGAAGACTTTGACACAGGTATCGAAGGTATTCAAGATATTGAGAAGACAGGTTCTTATCAGTACAAAGTTTGTCTAACTGCACCTAAGAAACCCACTACATCAGTCACTATGAATTTTGAGTATGATGATGACTCATTCGATTCTGCATATGGGCCTGAAGGTACAATATCAACTGTGTCTATACTTACTGGTGGTACGTATTACACATCAGCACCAACTATAAGATTTGTGGGTGGAGATCCAGATGACAGTGCAGAAGCAACAGCGATAATAGATTCCGCGACAGGTCTTGTAACATCTGTTGTGGTTACAAATGGTGGATCAGGATACGAAACATTACCACTCATTGCTTTTGATGGTGGTAGTTCAATGGACAGTGATTATTCAATCGGTGATACAGTTAAACAAGTTATTGCAGATGGTGTTACGATTACTGGTGAGATCCAAAACATTGATCTTGACTCTGCAGGTGACAGTGATCGTTGTTTATATCTTGCACATGTTGGTGCAGACGATGGTAAATATCATACCTTCACAACTGGTGGAACACTACTAAACGTAACAAATAATGCACTTACTGGATTTACTATAACGACAGTTAGTGAAGATAATAAAATTTCAGAAACAGAACAAAACGAGACATTTACAGATTTTAGTGACGATTTCTTAGATTTCAGTGAAGATAACCCATTCGGTGATGCTGAAAACAACTAAATATATCTAACGCAATAGGATAAAAACATGCCAATTATATTCAGAGCTACAAAGGGGAGTAGATTAACTGTCTCAGAGATAGACGGTAACTTTCAATCCTTATCAGATGCTGTTAACACAAAAGTAGATTCTGCAAAAGTCATAGGAATTGTAGATAGTGCATACGTGCAATCAAGACAGTTAAAGTTTGATTTCTTAGATTCATCTGAAGCAATTTCACTAATAGATGCAGCACATGTTCAGGCAAGACAAACTCATTACTTAGATTCCGTTGCAACACAATCATTGATAGATGCATCAAGTCAAAGTAATATAGACTCTGGATCAGTCATAATTTTAATTGATAGTGCATATGTGCAGACACGTCAAGATTTTGCATATAATTCTTTAACTGGTAAACCTAACATATTAGATTCGAATCATATTATTTCTATTATTGGTCAAGAAGGTATAGACTCTGATCTTACTACAAATCTAGTTGACTCTGCATACATCCAGTTAAGAGATCGTTTTCAAGACTCATCACTAGTGACATCTACAGTTGATGCGACATATGTACAAGCAAGACAGACAGCTCAAGACTTTGCATATGGTTCACTAACAGGTGCTCCTGATTTATTGAACCTTGCGACAAACCTTGTTCCAGATGCAGATAGTGCACGTGACTTAGGTACGGCATCTAAAAAATGGAGACAGTTACATCTTTCAAGTAACACGATCTTTCTTGGGACTGATCAAGTATCCACTGATAATGGTGAGTTAAAGATAAACAGTAAATCACTGTATGACTATAATTCTCCAGATAATGCTTTAGTCTCACTAAGCGATAAGTTTATTGAGACTTCTACAGAACTCACAGACGCACAAGCACCAACTGATCCACAGGTCGTGTTCAATACTTGGAGTAGATTTTCACACGTTGGTGCATCTCAACCACTTGCAAATCAAAGTGATCTAGATGCTTGGTCATATAATGCAGGTACTAGTGCAGTTGAAAATGCAAACAACACCGCTTCAGCGACAGGATTCTATTCACCAAGAAAATATGACAGTTATACACATGAGGCTACATTAAAATCATCAGGTTCTGATGATGATATTTTAGGTGTTGTCATTGGTTATATCATAGAAGATGGTAAGCACTACACATTGAGTGCAATAAGACAAACTACAGGTAATATTATTACATCTGGTTTACAATGGGGACTTGTGTATAACATAAACCAAGATCACACAGACAACACTCGTGATCAAGCATTACTAACAAATGGAACAGCTTCTGCAGGAGGGGCAACCCAAGGTTGGGATTCATTTACGAACGGAACAAAAGTACGTGTGCGTAAGATTGGTGCAAATCTTTCAATAAAAACATCACAATGGAATAGTACATCAATTGATGATACAACAGAGATTACATTTGATCTAAACTCTGACTCAAGAACTCAGAGGTTTGCTGGCGCCGTACCATATGGTTATGTTGCATGGTCTCAAGGCCCTGCGTCTTTCTCTGGTCTATCCTTCACACCTGATATACCCGAATCAATTGTTCATTTCCAAGGGAATGGTGCAACAGCGTTCTATCAATATAACAGTGGTACTTCTAGTTGGGATTCAGATACGAATTCTACTCTGTCTGATAGAAAAGGTAAAATTTACCACAACGATAAAACTGGTAGAACATTCTTTAACGATGGTGATAATGTTACGGCGATAGGTACTGTAAGACAATTTAATGATGTACTTTACCAAGTACCACAATCATCTGCACCAACTGCTACAACAATTGGTGCACTAGGTCTCAAGGCTGGTATGTTTGCAGTCGCAGACGGTACTAACTGGGATCCTTCAAGTAAGGGTGGAAGCGTACCATATCCAGTTTTCTGGGATGGAACACAATGGAATGCGTTATACTAAATGTTTGGAACACACTTTTACCATGAGAAGATAAGAAAATCAGTTTCCCTTTTTGGGAGACTGTTTAACAGTATCTATGTGATCCGCAAGAATGCTTCTGGTGGAGTTTTAAATCAATTAAAAGTTCCTCTTGCATATGCACCTAGAAAGAAATTTTTAGAGAGAATTAGACAACAAACAGATCTATACACAGACGAAAAGACTGCGATAAAACTTCCTCGTATGTCTTTCGAGATAACAAGTTTTGTCTACGATAATACAAGGCAACTGACTAAGACTAGTACCTTTAAAGGTCGTGGTCAGAAACTTAATGACTCAACACCATTTCCTACGGCTCAGAAGTTTTTTTCTCCAGTTCCTTATACAATTTCATTTGATTTAAATATTTACGCAAAGAGTCAAGATGATGCTTTACAGATTGTAGAACAAATACTACCTACATTTAATCCTCAATATACTGTGACGATAAAATCATTTCCAAAAGAGTTTCCAGATTTCAAAGAGGATATTCCAATTGTTATGTTGGGTGTTGCTTTCTCAGATGATTTCGAAGCAGACATGGCGCAAAGAAGAACAATCGTATATACGTTGTCCTTTGAGATGAAAATATCTTTCTTTGGCCCAATCGCAAACTCAACTGTTATCAGAAAATCTGTTGCAGACATTTTCTTTCGTGAAGCAGGTGCAGACGGTGACTCTGACATACGTGCAGAAAAAATAACTGTAACACCTAACCCAACCACAATAATCGGAATGCCCGATAGTGACTATGGATTCGATACTGATATCGATCTCGCCTTTGATGATAGCGCATAAGGAGAAATAAATGCCCATCACATTAAGAAACACAAAAGGCAGTGAACTTACCTTTGCAGAACTAGACGGCAATTTCACTCACCTTAATACACAAATAGATACCTTAACAGATTCTTCTGCAGTAAAAACTTTTATTGACTCTTCCTATGTACAAGGAATTGCAGGTCAAACTTACATAGAAAGTATAGTCGATTCTGCATATGTAAACAATAGAGCAGAAGTTTCAGTTGCTCTTATAGATAGTGATTATGTACAAGCACGTGCAGACACAATAAAATTATTTCCATACACAGTCGCTACCGCACCTGCATCTGGAACTGAAGGTCAGATGATATATGTAACTGATGGAAACGCAGGAAACGCAACACTCGCAGTATTCAGTGGTGGAACATTTAAGGTTGTATCTACAATAGGTGCTACAATACTAGACTCAGATGGTGGTGGTGGAGGCGGATTCTAATCCGATGACAAATGAGTGATGATGAAAAAATAAATAATGACTATGATTATTCTCGTGACACTTTATATGAGTTGATCGAAAAAGGAAAAGACGCACTAGAAAATATGATAGAGGTTGCTCGTGAATCAGAGCATCCTCGTGCATATGAAGTATTATCTGGTTTAATTAAAAATGTTGCAGATGTCAACGATAAACTACAAGATTTAAATAAGAAACAAAAACAATTGAATGATGATGAGAAACTACCGCAAGTAGAAAATCAACAGAATAATTACTACTTAGGTTCTACCTCAGATATTCAAAAAATGCTAAAAGAAGATAATGTGATTGATGTTGAAGCAGAAAGAGTCATATCTAGGGAACCCTAACGTAAAGAGAGACGGTGTCCTACAAGAGTGGACTCCAGGCCTATTACAAGAATATAAAAAGTGTATGGACAATCCTATATACTTTGTAGAAACTTATGTAAAGGTTATCTCTCTAGACGATGGGATGGTTCCCTTTCTTTTATATCCATATCAAAGGAAAATGTTTGAACAATTCCAAGAAAACAGATTCAGCATCGTCCTCGCATGTAGACAATCTGGTAAAAGCATTAGTGCATGTGCCTACTTGTTATGGTATGTCCTCTTCAACCCAGAAAAAACAGTCGCAATCCTCGCAAACAAAGGTGCGACTGCACGTGAAATGCTTAACCGCATTACACTCATGTTGGAAAACATTCCGTTCTTTCTTCAGCCTGGGTCGAAAGCACTCAATAAAGGAAGTCTGGAATTTTCTAACAATTCACGTATACTTGCCTCTGCTACTTCTGGGAGTTCCATTCGTGGTATGTCTGTTAACCTTCTATATCTTGATGAGTTTGCTTTCGTAGAACGTGCCGCAGAATTCTATACATCCACATATCCAGTTATCTCTGCAGGTAAAGATACCAAAGTTATTGTGACATCTACTGCAAACGGTATTGGCAATCAGTTCCATAAGATATGGGAAGGATCTGTCCAAGAGATAAATGAGTTTAAAAGTTTTCGGGTAGACTGGTGGGACGTACCAAACCGTGACGAAGACTGGAAACTACAAACCATATCTAATACAAGTCAATTACAGTTTGATCAGGAGTTTGGTAATACATTCTTCGGAACTGGAGACACACTCGTAAAAGCAGAAACATTACTTAACTTACGTGCAAAACCTGCGAAGAGATATATGGAAGGTGGTCTACTAAAGATATATGAAGAACCACAAAAGGATCATGACTACATCATGACCGTAGATGTTTCAAAGGGAAGAGGTCAGGACTATTCTACATTTACTTTGATCGATATTAGCGTTCGCCCGTTTGCACAGGTTGCTGTATATCGCAATAACACTATCTCGCCATTGCTCTTCCCAAACATTATTTATAAATATGCAAAACCCTACAATGATGCGTATGTTGTTGTGGAGTCAAATGACCAAGGTGGAGTAGTATGTAATGGATTGTATCATGATTTAGAATATGAAAACGTGCATGTGGAATCCTCAGTTAAAGCAAATGCAATAGGTATTGAGATCAACCGTAAGACTAAACGTCTGGGATGTTCTGCAATAAAAGATATTTTAGAAACAAATCGCTTGACAATTAACGATGATGCTACTATATTAGAGATATCAACGTTTGAGGCAAAAGGACAATCATATGAGGCTTCAGATGGAAACCATGATGATCTGATGATGAATCTTGTTTTGTTTGGATATTTTGTGTCTACTCAATATTTTTCTGACATGACAGATATCAACCTAAAACAAATGATGTTTCAACAAAAAATGCAAGAAATAGAGAACGATGTTGTACCATTCGGGTTTATCGATGATGGATCTGCAGCAATACAACAAATAGAGAACCAAGATGATCCATGGAGAATAAGAGTCGATGAAACTGAACGCTTTGTGTGGGATACTGATGACTTACCACTGTAAAGTAATTATATTATAAATAATGGTATGTTGACTAATCGTATTATGGAACATATAATTTTTAACAGAGGAAGATAACATGGCACTTTCAACACCGTCTGCTTCGCCAGCCGTTGTCGTCAAAGAAATAGATCTGACTGGTGGCGTTCCAAACGTACAGTCAACTACTGGCGCAACCGTTGGGAACTTTCGCTGGGGGCCTGCAGAACAAAGAGTATTGATAGACAACGAGACTTCTCTTGTCAACACTTTTGCTTCTCCAGACTCAGCTAATACCATAGACTTCCACAGCGCATCCTACTTTTTACGTTACTCAGGTTCTTTACAAGTTGTACGCGAGGTTACCTCGGCTGCAAAGAATGCTCGTTCTACTACAGGACAACTAGGCACAGATAACGATGGTTCCTTACCTATGGAACTAGTAAAGAACGATAATGATTTCGCGTCACAGCAGAGCGCTTTGGATTCAGATTCACACACTTTGATTGCACGTTACCCAGGCGAACTAGGTAACTCAATTCAAGTATCAATTTGCCCACCTAATAGTACTGCATTTAATGCATGGTCATACAAAGATGACTTCGATGCTGCTCCTGGCACATCATCACATGCTTCAAATAAAAATGCATCTAACGATGAAATACACGTTGTAGTTGTAGATAATGGTGGAGAACTAACAGGAACAAAAGGTACAGTACTAGAAAGATATCCTTTCGTTTCAATTGCAAGTGATGCTAAAAATGCTGATGGTACTACTAACTTCGCAAAGGATATAGTTAATGCGAGATCCGAATACATCCACATGGTTGGATTCGACTCAGACTATGCCGGCGCAGGTGCAGGTACTACTGCAGATTCTGGTGACAACTTTGCACCAGGCTTAACTGCAGCAACAAATCACACATTCACAAAAGGTTCAAACTCAGGTGTACTAGGAACATCTGAAGTCTTGACAGGTTTTGACCTATTCGAAGATAAGGACATCGTAGAAGTTGACTTCTTAGTCGCTCCATCGATGAACAGTCGTGCAGATCAAACAACTGTTGTGAATGATTTAATTTCAACAGCATCAGGTCTACGTAAAGATTGCGTAGTCTGCGCTTCACCTGCAAGGTCAGACGTAATCAATTTGACTAATACTGCAACAATAACAACTAATATCACTACAACCGCTGAAACTTTCACAAGTTCATCATATCTGGTAGCAGATGGAAACTTCTTGAAAGTGTACGATAAGTACAATGATCAGTTTATTCAGATCCCCGCCGCATCATCTACTGCAGGTATCATGGCCGCAACAGATTTAAATCGTGCACCATGGTTCTCTCCTGCAGGTTCAAGACGTGGTGGATATCTAGGTATTACTGCAATCAGTTGGTCACCTACAAAGTCTCAAAGGGATACACTATACAAAGCAGCGGTTAACCCGATTGCGAACATCCCAGGCCAAGGTGTACTGTTGTTCGGTGACAAAACAAAACTTGGTCGCCCATCTGCATTTGACAGGATCAACGTCCGAAGACTATTCTTAGTCCTAGAACGTGCGATTGGAAAAGCAGCGGAACAAGTTATGTTCGAGTTTAACGATGAGTTTACTCGCGCAGAGTTTGTCAACATAGTAGAACCAGTACTCCGAGAGGTGAAAGGTCGTAGAGGTATTACAGACTTTAAAGTTGTCTGTGATGAAACCAACAACACTGGAGCCGTGATTGATCGTAACGAGTTTATTGCAAATATTTTCATTAAACCTGCACGTTCTATCAACTACGTCACTCTGAATTTTGTTGCTGTTCGTACAGGCGTTGACTTCGAAGAAGTCGTAGGAACGGTGTAAGG